CATCGTATCGACAAAATCCCTTGAACTAATATTTGGAAAATAACTAACACTTGTTATAAACTCATCGGCAAAATCAGCAGGTTTAGATACATCATTCTTCCTAGTAGGTATCCAGACAATTCCACTTTCAATTAAGCTACTGATTAACCTTACTCTCTGCAATTTATCGCCGTATTTATTTGGAATAAAAGGGCGGGCATATATGCCCGCTCTCTTAAGCTCGGACATAAGAGGATCACCCGAAGCTTTAGCTTCCACTACTATTAAATCAGGACTGTATCTTGAATTAAAAGACATAGGAGTAATACCGGTATCCCTATAATCATTTGCGAGTCTCTTCATCCTTTCCCTAAGATCGGGATATTCCAGTCTATCCCGCCAGCTTGAAAGCAGTATTACATTTTCATTATCGTAGTTATCCTTAAATACTCCCCACGTAGTACAGGCAGAATAACTGGACTCATCTTTAGCAGTTAATGCCGTATCCCATGATTGCAGAATATATTCTAGCTGCGGTAATTCGTAAGGATAAAGTCTAAACCAGTGTTTTTTAATTATTCCTCCTTCCATAGGAGCAGGTCTTTGTTGATACTGCGCTGCATACCCGTAAGAGCCCATTTCTCTCTTAATCTGTTTTACTACTTCAGCGGTATCTCTGTTACTAAGCAACTGCCCTTCTTCTGTTCGGGCGTCATTAAAATCAGATTTAACGCCGCGCTCATATTCCATAGGCAGAATATATTTTAACCATCGGTTATCTACGTCGTTCTTTATAATATTACCTGATATATCATTCTCACTTTGAGACCTTTGTTGTACGACAATCCTTACGGCCGTTCGCCCGTCATTAACCCTATTGAACCATTTTTGAGACCACCATGTATTTACCGCTTCAAGTCTTGCTTCCGATTCACCGCTCGGGTCGTTAGGATCGTCGGTAATTTGTATATCCCCTCCTGATCCGGTAATAAAAGAACCCGCACTCGTTGAAATTCTATATCCCGTCTTATCATTAACAAAATAGCTCTTGGAATTTTGGTCTTTCCGTAATTTAAATCTATCTCCCCATCTCTCCTGATACCAGTTGCTTTCAATAAGTAAGCGGCTTTTATCGGCTATCTTTAAGGCAAGTGAATTAGAATAAGAAGCACAGATAAACTTCTTTTCGGGGTAGTTAATCCATACCCACGCAGGAAATGCTATCGATATTAAATTAGTTTTTCCTTTGCGAGGCGGTAGATTTATTAATAAACTTTTAATTTTTCCTTCTAAACAATCCTGTAAACTTTTAGCTATTTCTTCTAAATACCACTCATGGACATACTGGGTTCCTCCCTCCAGAACATGCCAGGATTGCTTGAAAAATTCATAAAGATAAGATTCTGCGCGTCTAATATGATTCATTTTATATTTTCTTTCTCTTCTTGTTTTAAACGCTGGCTTCTCCATTCCATATATAGTCTGTCCTCTCTTAGCTTTTCGGCTTTCTCTTCAGGAGTTTCTATTTTTACCGGTTTTTCTTGCGGCTCTTCCGTAGGTTCTTTCCATCTAGATTGAGTTTTAAGATAAAAAATCATGGCAGTAGTATCGCCCCCTTTAATTTTTTTCATCAAGTGTCCTGCTACAAAATAATGCCCTTCTACTCTTCCTTTTTTATAGAGTAGGGAAACCTCATGGTCTCTGTTTAAAATGTCAAAAAAGGTAGTTCTGTGTATACCGAGATAATCAGCTATTTGTTGTACGGTTGAAACCTTAGCCATCTGCTGTACCATATTTTTTTGTTCATCGGTAAGCATAATAGGAGGACGTCCTCCTAGATTTTTTTCCTCTTCTAATAAAACTTTACTTGCCACCTTCCAGTACCGCTTTTAATCCGGTTTCTTTTTCCCACCTCTTTATTACAACATCAACATAAACTGGAGATAATTCCATCATGTAACAGTTGCGCTTTGACCGCTCGCAGGCAATTAACGTAGTACCGCTACCGCCAAACGGATCATATACACTCTGGCCTTGCGCGGAGTTATTAAGTATAGGCCGAAGCATGCACTCCATCGGTTTTTGTGTGCCGTGTCCCCACGTTTCTTCTATATTATGAGAACTATTACCAAATGGATTATTATTTGTAATTTCCCATACGGTAGATTGATCACGTTTGCCCTGCCAGTTATGCTTCTTCCCTTTCCGTACGCCGTACCATAAAGGCTCATGCTGATGATGATAATCACCCCGACTTAATGCAAACTGCTGCTTTGTCCAAATAATCAGACAAATCAATTCAAAACCGCTACTTTCTATATTTTCAGCAAATTTATGAGTATACTTTGAGCTATGCCAGACATAAGCTACATCACCGGTAAATAACCCATAAGCATCAGACCAGTCATATTTGTCATCATTTAAAACTTTACCTTTAGAACGCTTGCCTACTTGAAGATCAACTCCCTCCCGCCACTTAGGATCATACTCCACACCATACGGCGGATCAGTTACCATCAAAATCGGATTTGCTCCATCCATTAGTTTTTCAACATGCCGGGGGTTAGTACTATCTCCGCACATTAAACGATGAGACCCAAGCAGGTAAATATCACCAAGCTTAGATGTAGCTTCTGCTGGGAGTTCTATTTTCTCTTCCGCCCCTATTTCTTCTAATATGGCTTTATCAAATATAGGCATCAGCATTTCCTCATCCATACCAAATGATACTAACTCCTCCAGATCAAATCGCTCCGTTAGCACAGCAAAATCATATTCCCCGAACGCTAGATTATCTCTAATGTTTAACCTGTCTATTTCGGCGGTTGTTAGTTTCCTAGTCGGTATTAACACTTCAATTTCAGTCTCATCATCGTAACCTGCCATATATAAAGCCTTTTTACGCTGGTGGCCGCCGATAATGGTGTAATCGTTATCTACTATTATTCTTTGATGATACCCATCCTCTTTTATATGAGACGCTAACTTATCCAGCATTTCCTTCGTTATTTTTCTCGGGTTATGGGTATATTCTTTTAACTGCGATAACTTAATGCTCGCCGCCTGCCATGTTATAGTTTCATGATTACTCAGATAGCTCATGTTCCAACTCCTCTAGCAACTTGTTTACAAACTTTTTCGGGTTTTTTAGCGGAATGTCTCTGCTGCCCGCAATCATTTGTTTTTTTACCATCTCTACTATAGTCGCAAGAACCTTAAGCTTTTCCAAGCTTTCGTCTTCTAACAATCTAAATAAGACTTCCAAATATTGACCGTTATCACGCCGTAGGTTAATTACCCACAAAAGCTCATCCTTAAACTCATTGCTAATATTACCTCTTAAATAACGGTCTATTACAACCTCTTCACATTTTCCCTTCATCTGCTACCTCGTTTGATTTTGCGTGATAATTATTATAAACTTCTGCAAAGTTTGTATCTTTCTCTTTTTCTAATAAAATCAATCGTTTACATTGGTTAATATATATTTCAAAGTCGTCTATCGACTCCGATAACTGCGCTAAATTTTTAGTAACCAGTTTTATCTGCCTCTCCATTTGAAAAAAAGCTGCCTGAAAAGCATCGTTATACTTAAAATGCTTACAAGAATGCCAATAACAAATTTCAGTTAGACCTTTATTATTATGATATTGGTCTAACTCATTGTAGATACCGGTAATATGTCGTTGTATCTCTTGGCTCATCATCACGCCCACGGTAATTTATCTTCTGCTTCAAAAGTACTATCGGTTTGTTTATCACCGGCCTGTTTATAATTAATTGGAAACTTACCGCTTCTCTCGTCCATAAACTCACCGTATCTAGCATGATCTGGCGTAATTATGGTCTTGATCTCGTTAATAGGCTTATCGCCTTTATCATTAACGGTAATTTCAGCTACTACCTGTAAATTATCAAGATCGGTAAAGCTCTTAATCTGTCTCTGCCTTGAAGCCTCCGGTGATTTATCCTTGGAATGCAAACCGCGAGCAGAGTTAAGTATTGCTTTAATCATGCTTCTGCCGATTTCAGCGTATAGAGGGGAGTTATCGCTATAAAGACCGATCTTGCTCCATACTTTCCTATTCTCATACTGACCACTTAAAACTACAAACTCACAGGCAAGATATAGGCAGGTACCGGCTTTACTCTTAGTAGCCCAGCCTTCCGGCCACTCTTTTGTAGTATGATTGCCTTTCTTAAGCATTAACCTGACCTTTGCTATGGTTTTATGCGGTATTAACTCGTAAGACATTTGATCCTCGGCATCGTTAAAGTTATTCCATTTAGTCATTTAATTAACCTCTACTAACTTTTTTATTGTAAAATTAACGGTTGATTTATAATTGCTTCTCCTAAAAACTCAGGAATTAAAGGTACAACGCTATTACCGAGTGCCATAAGACGCTGCCTACTACTTCCCCCTTCCGTCCAGCTAATAGGATAGCCCATAAGCCATTCCACCCAATCAGGATTCAACCTATCATCTTTTAGTCTCGGTACTTCTACAGGCTCTTCTCTCCATTGCTTAATTCCTCGGCTGCGACGATACATGCTAACCTGCTCTTGTGCGCATATTTGGCTAATTTCTTTAAATCTCCTACATCCTTGTAATCCCTGCTTGTCGGTGTCGGAAACATCTTCACTACCGCCTCCAAGTTCGGATTCCGCCTCTTCCTTTCCGAAGGACAATCCGATTTGACCGATGCAAGCGGGGTGGGCAATAATCCATATTCTATCCCGTCTGTGAGGTGCGCCAAAGGCGGAAGCCGGTATACAATGCCACTGAGCATCATACCCGATCGCCCATAAATCTTGCAGGACGCTGATAAGTCCTTGGCTACGAAGGTTTGCCACGTTTTCGATAATTGCATATTTGGGTCTGATGTCATTTATTAACCTCGCAAATTCTTTCCATAATCCCGAGCGCTTAGCTTTAATACCGCCTCCTTTACCTGCTACCGATATGTCTTGGCAAGGGAATCCTCCCGCAATTACGTCTATTCTTGGCAGAGCTTTTAAGTCTTCCTTGTCTATAACGGTAATATCAGAAAATATCGGCACGGATGGCCAATGTTTTTTTAATATCTGTCGGCAGAACGGGTTAATCTCACAAAAGGCAACCGTCTGCATGCGTGCAGCTTCCAAGCCTATTGAAAATCCCCCTATTCCAGAAAAAATATCAAATACATTCATTTACTACTCCTTAAATTTTGTGATGTTTCCTTGATATTTCAAAACAAATGATCCACAGCGGCCGTCCCTATTTTTTGCTACAATAACGGTAATCATTTTTTCATAGTCTTTTAGCGTCAGCGGGTAATCATCCTGCCTATGCAAGAATATTACCAAGTTTGAATCCTGCTCTATCGAACCTGAATCCCTTAAATCGGAAAGAATCGGTTGCTTGTTTTCTCTTCTCTGATATTCCCTCGATAACTGAGAAAGTATAATTACCGTAATACCAAGCTCACTTGCCATATTCTTTAACGTTTTTGTAATGAGTTCTATTTCAGCAACTCTGTTATTTCCGGAAAAACCCGATAAATGTATTAGCTGAACGTAATCAATGATTATTACCTTCATGTTTTCCCGAATAGCTTCCTTCCGACATTGAAGATAAAAACTACCCAAGTCTTTAATCCGATCGGTAAAAACCTCAATATTATGTTTGTTTTCCTTAAAATATTTTTTTACGGCGTTATAACGCTCTTCTGAGCACAATTTATCCGTTCTGCTAATTTCGGTAATATTTGAAATTATTCTTTGATAAACCTCCTGCTTATCCATTTCAAAAGACCAAAGACCGACTTTGTAACCTTGCTGGGTAATATTCAAGGCTAAGTTAACGGCAAAAGCACTCTTACCGACTCCCGTTCCTGCTCCAACCGTAACTAACTGACCCGGCATAAATCCTTCTATAATTTGATCAAGGTCTTTAAAACCGCTACTAATTACGGCTTGCTCTTTGGTATTTAAAACCTGCATTACCTCTGCCTCGTAATCATGCTCTTTGTTTGGTATTATTCCGTCAAGAAGAGCATTACATCGGTTAGTAATATCAGTTATTATTTCCGTTAAATCCTTACTATCCGACGTATTTAGAATCTTCGGTTTGGCATTTTCATAAAGAAAAAACGTCGCTCTTCTAAAATACTGTTTCTGTATCCGGTCAAAAACACTCTCAGCGTAAACATCAGTACCAAGAAATGGAACGCTAAGTACCATACATTGCCTTAAGTAGTCCTCTCTTGCTACACCTTGTGAAAAATTTTGCCAATCATCTTCGGCTATTGAGTTAATATGAAAATAAATATCACTAGCCGATTTCCCCTCCGATACATAAGATTTTACAATTTTAAAAACATGAGCGGCATGAGGAGTTATAAAGTATTTCTCATGAACCATCCTACTTGCGCTAATAGCAGCCTGCTCGTCTTGGAGCATATGACCGATAGCTATTTTCTCGTTCCTTGCATCCAACGCTTTTATTTCTTCCAGTTTTGTAAGAATATCCTGATCCATCTTGCTACTACCTAGTTAAAAATATCTGATTATTCGGTGCTCAAAGTCATACATCACTTGTTCTGCTTCCTTTTTCTTCATTTCTGCAAGCGATTGTAATTTCTCCTCATCGGTAAACTCCTTCTCGTTATTTACCGCTTTAACCATGTAGTTGATAAAGGCATTCTTTCCTCCCCAAATTCTGACTTTAGGGTTGCTAGCAACAATGTTTCTCATAATCGCAATTATTCGGCTATTGGGAAAATGCGGTTTATTACTCCTCTCTCGTACGGCATCAATTAGCTCGTCCGTAAAATCAAACTCGTTAAGCAGTCTGTTACCATGGTAGACATTGCCGTTTTTGGTATGGATATCGTTTAGCTCTGTCTGAACTTGCAGTGATTTCTGTTCTTGGGATTTTTGTGGTTCTTGATCAGGGATAACCTTATGCGATTCTGTTCTTGCTGTTTCCTGCTGTCTTGCTAAGGTTAATTGCTCTTTATCCCGATCGGCTTTTGCCCTTGCAAGTACTTCTTCAAAAGAATTTCCTTCAAGCTCATCCCGTTTTCTTCTAGCCTGCTCCTTTGCTATCATTCTGTCTACACGGCTCATGTTAGGGAACTCCGTATTAGCCTCTAGCTCGGTCCGATTAGAAGAAATAAAATTAGTATCCTGATTTTTTAGATTTTTAGTCTCTATACTTAAGTCAATATCTTTACCGGAACAAAGATCTGAAAGATCTGTATTCTTATTTGTTTCTATAGTGTTTCTATGTTCCTGCATCCCTTGAATAGAACTAGGGTTAGCAGTATGGATGGTAGTCAAATTTGTCGGGGATACCAGACATTTTTGACTTGTATCCAAGTCATTTTTGTCCGATATAGCAGACATTTTTGATCGACGGTTTTTGTAAAATTCTTGTGGATTCTTTAAAATCTCTAATGAATTTTCTGTACGCTTTGCAGAATATATAAAATGATATTTTTTTCCCTTATAGTCGTATGATGTATGAGGTGTAATTTCGTATATATCGGCTAGTTGTGCTAAAAACCTACTACGCTGTCTTGCTCCTTGTTTACATTTCTTTTTTAGTAAATCCTTATTAAAAATGATCTCATCAGGATTTTTAGTAAAAAGAAATTCTATAGCTGCGATAAATGTAATAGCTTCACAGGCTATTGTCTTTGATTGATCGCAAGCTCTTTTTATATCAAGCCACTTATCATAACACGTATTATAAATATCCTTTTCACTAATATTTTTCTTCTTCTGAAAGTCTACGTAGGATACGTTAGCTGCCTTACTCATCCTTTCCCTCTTTTTTTAAACCTTTTTCAATTTCCTCTACTTTTTTAATAAGTTTAGCTTTTAACTCGAGCCACATTTTGTCAGTGGTGTAAACAGGAACTAAATCGCCATTTGACGTTTTCATATAACCTGCTAACTCCCTATTGCACTCTTGTTTTTGTTTTATTAAACTCATGCTTAATCCTCCCCTAAAATAAAATTCAATAATGTATCTAGATCATCCCAGAAAACCCCGTGGATTAATGCCTGGTCTCCTGCCTTAAGCATTCTATTTAACCTTTCGGCTATTGTTTTAATATCCTTCTGTCTTTGTGGAGTCATAAGCTATTATTGTTATTTTGGTTATTTAAGTTGATTCCCCGCCTTAAGCCATAACCTCGCAGAGCTTCTTTTATTACCCTGATTCGCTTACACTCATCCCTTGATGCTAGTCGGTTTCTTATATTTCGGAGGAGAAGACAGAAAATATAGGTCATGAATAATTTTAATTTTATGTATACTAATATCAGTGGTTGTTATTTTTATGATTCTTAAACTTTTCAAGATCGTAGTTAACTTTCTTTACAAACGATCGTAATTCTTTTTTAACGTGCTGGATTTTAGCTTCAACTAATGTTTCCTCTGCCGGAACATTGAAAATTTTAATCTGCAATGACTTATGTTTTTCTTTACTTCTACCAAGATGTCCCTTATTTTCTGCTTCTTTAATGTACCTTCTAACAGTTTTGGGATCTCTTTCTATGGTTTTAGCTATTTCTGATACATTTAAATTAATCAACCTTTCTTGATTGGAGTAAGATAGTTCTCTTAAAATTCTATTTACTTTTTTGGAAGTATGATAACTTTTAGGATGGTGAAAATAATCTAATAAGAAAACTTGATTGCTCCATGAATCAAAAACGATTTTGAACATATTTACACATCCTAATTGGTGATGCGTAAAATTGTACTTATTAAAAATTACTCTTTAAATAGACAAAAAAAATGTCCACTTTCTTTTTTTTGTGAAGTGTCTTTTAAAGAGTAAATAAAATGATAAAAATATGATACATCTAACAAAAAAAACTAAAACACTCAGCTACTTAGTTATCATTTAGAACATTTTTAGGTATATTGCGTAATTTTAAGAGAGATAGATTTTGTGTGGATTATTTGCTACTACACTAATAACAAAACAGCAAGTAGGTAAACTTTTTAAACATATCTATTGTAACGTTATTGTTGGTAATGCTTAAATCAGTGGTATTAACCAATATCATTACTTTTATATGGAAGCGGTAGAACAGCAAAGCCTTACAAGAGAACAGAAAGAAGCAGTGGGATTGTTGTCCATAGGCACATTTTTGGAGTACTTCGACCTTATGTTATATGTTCATATGGCGGTACTGCTTAATGAGTTGTTTTTTCCAAAAACTGATCCTTTTACTGCTTCCCTCCTGACAGCATTTGGTTTTTGTTCTACATATTTGCTAAGACCATTCGGTGCATTAATATTTGGCTATATTGGCGATAATATAGGACGCAAAGCAACTGTTATAATCACTACCCTACTCATGGCATTTTCTTGTTTTGTTATGGCGATTTTACCAACTTATGCCCAAATAGGTATTGCGGCTTCATGGTTAGTAACAATATGTCGTATTGTTCAAGGTATGTCATCTATGGGAGAGTTTATTGGAGCACAACTATATTTAACTGAAATTACTAAACCTCCTATACAGTATCCGATAGTATCACTAACTTCCGTATTTTCGGTATTAGGCGGGACGGTTGCATTGGCCGTATCTTCATTAGCTACAAATTCTTACATTGATTTAAATTGGAGAACTGCATTTTGGTTTGGAGTAGTTGTAGCTTTAATAGGTACTGTTGCACGCACCACCCTAAAAGAAACTCCTGAATTTGCTAACGCACAAAAAAGGATTACAGGGATTCTTAATAAGAATCAAAAAAAAGAATTACGGAATAACCCTCTTTGGGCACAAGAGAGTAAAAATGATAAAAAAACCTTGCTTCTATTATTTACTCTGGATTGTGGGTGGCCGGTATGTTTTTATTTTAGCTATATTTTTTGTGGTAATATATTAAAACAAGAATATGGATTTTCTGCAAGCGAAGTATTACATCAAAACTTCGTAGTATCAATGGTTCAATTTATTGGAACAATAATTTTAAGTTTTATAAGCTATAAAATTTATCCACCTAAAATTGTTAAACTAAAATTAGTGATTTTTGTACTAATAGCTTTAATAAGCCCTTTCTTAATGAATGTATTCTATAACTCCTATATTATTTTTTTTATACAATGCTGTTTTTTATTATTTGCATGTGATTATACTCCTGCAATGCCAATAACTTATAAGCACATCTCTATATTACGTAGGTTCACCTATAGCTCTTTAGCGTATGCCATATCAAGATCTGTTATGTCGATTATTACTTCATTTGGATTAGTATATTTATTCGAGTATTGTGGGTACTTCGGAATTCTAGTTGTGTTATTACCTGTAGTAATAGTTTATATTATTAGCATTAATCATTTTGATAAATTAGAGAAAGAGGCTGGTAATTATCATTAAAAGAAAAAATATTTATATATGGTATTTTTTCAGGGTTTAAATATTTACAAGCTTCTAAACATAGATCTTGTACTTTTTTTCCTGTTGAAATTAGATGTAGGTATTCTGATAATAAAACAAAATTTATTAAGGTTTCATTGGTAATTTTGTCCATTTTTTCAATATTCATACTTTTTATAGTCTGTATATTATGCAATCTATCAATTAACTTTATTAACAAAACCTCTTTATCCCCTAGATGATAACCATTAATTAATACCTGCTCCACACTTAACTTAGTACCATCTGGTCTATCACGGGTAAGCCTATCAACCATTTCAGCTATTCTTTGCCCAAAACTACCATATATCATCTCTACGGTAACTTCCGTATCTTCTACAATATCGTGTAGTATGCTTGCTACTATTACATCGGTTTTTAGCTTATATTCAGATATCATATAAGCTACTTCTAAGGGATGGGTGTAATACGCCTCACCGCTTTTTCTTTTTTGGTCGCCGTGATATTTCTTAGCCCAATAAATGGCCTTATCAATTAAATCTAAGTCCAGTACTTTTTTAGTATCTAAAGATTTTAGTTTT